GCTTGAAATTGATTTGCCGCTTTATTTAATTTGCCAGTTACAGTTACACTCATTTTAAATTCTCCGTTTCATTTACAATAATATCAACAGCTTTTTGTACTTCAGCCGCCAACTTCTCTATGTACTCATCATCACGCTCCACCCTAATAATTAGGTAATGAGGCTTTTTGTCAGAGTACGCCATTAAATCCCACCACTTAGCACCTGTAATCATCATGCAACCCATGATTTGTTGCTTGTACTTAGTAACAAAGGACTTATTGTCTCTATGATAGCCTACCATGTTAGCAGGGCATTTTATCTCTAGCCCTCCCTCAAAATTGCCATCGCTATCTTTAATAATACCATCAGGCGAACACCCAAACTCTTCTGAATCGTCTAGTATGAACCCATATTCTGTAACTTCTTGCTCAGTTATGAATGAATAATATTCACGCGCTTCAGGCTCTAAAAAACTACCGCGAGCCATGTGCTCATTCACGTAAACAGGGACGCGAACACCATTTAACCTTTCATCTATCAACTCATCAATGTATTTCCCAGAAGAAATGCTTGGCTTCCCTGCGGAGGTAATCAGCTTGTTAAACATGGAAGCAGAGGGTCTACCCAATCTTGAGGCAAACCACTCATCACTCCCTTGTTCATGGTCTAGGATGATCATTATTTAAGCCCTTCCTTAACTCATTGTGAACCTTAGTAACAAAACTTTCTGTAGGATACTTATAGATTATTTTAACGCAACAATCTACGCACATATATTCCACAATAAGATTTACATCTTTAAAAGTGCTGACATCATTATTTTCAACCACATTAGCAGTCAGGAAGTCACCACAATCAGGGCATTCTCCTTCTCTTATTTTCACAAAACCTTTCATTTTTTAGCCTTAGCATTCAGTGCCGCCACAGCTTTAGAGTAGTGTACAGCTAACATCTCATCAACTGAGGTTGCTTTGAAGTGCTTCAGAAACACTTTAACATCTACCCCATGCTCTGCAAGTAGCCCTTTGATCTCTTTAGACTGATCCTCAGATACTACAGCATTTTGTACAGCTTGCGGCAAGTCTTCCCCTGCGTAGATGTAAGCACCTAGCCCATGCATGGCAATAGCTTTAACTAAACAGCGCATACGAGCATCAGAAATGTCTCTGGATGTAGGGTTAGGAACAGCTTTATTCCTATTATCCATTACTGGTAGCCACATAGAGTGTGTTTTCTCTTTCACTGTGACCGATACGTTGACTTCACAAGTACCATTCTCAAGAAAGGAAGGAGGACAGTATGTGTAGTTTGAATCAGGGTAGTGTTCCATCAAAGTAGACCACGCCCATGCCCAAGAGAGGTAAGACAGGTTGCCTTTCTTTTCAATGTTTTTTGATACGTCTATTGCTGATAATGTTTTCCAAGTGCTCATCTTATGCTCCTACTTGTTGTTCGTGGGCATACTGCTGACCATACCCTTGATAGTATTTATCTGACTCTCCGTCTTCCGCTTCGTGACCATGTATGCAATCGTACTCGCCTCTCTCAAAGTCTGAGAAGCTTTCCAACATTAAGTTAATGTAGATGTTCCCATCGTCAGGTGGGTTAGTTCTGTTTGGGTCTTCGTACTGTTTCATGTCTATCTCCTATTGTTGTTTGTCATAGTATAATGGACTAGGGTTAACTAGATGTCAACAAAAGATTGACTATAGACTAAAATTAATTTACAGTTCACGCTCACTACCAAGGAGTTAACATGGATATCAACAAATCAATAGATTATTTTATGTATGAGTTAAGTGTAAATCAAAGTCAGCTTGCCGTTAATGCAGGGTTGGACTTAGCCACCCTAAGTTTGATCAGAAACAATCACCGATCTCCCAGCATGAAGACACTAACTAAACTAGCTAATGCTTGTGAAGTTAAGGTATCAGAGTTCATTGCGGTAGGTGAGTGATGGAAAAACCATCCTATTTTGCTATTCTGACTGCTGATGTACGGTATGACAAGACCTTGAAGCCATTGGCTAGATTATTGTACGCAGAGATCACTGCGTTATGTAACAAGGAAGGCTACTGTTGGTCTAGTAATCAATACTTTGCTGATCTCTATGAGGTAGACCCTAAGACAGTAAGTAATTGGATAGGACAGCTAAAGACAAAAGGATACATCACAGTACAACTTGAATACAAGGAAGGCACTAAACAAGTTCTTAAAAGATACATAAGAATTAACAAGGGGGGTATGGATGAAATAATGGATACCCTCCCCATTAAAAAATGGGTACCCTCCCCACAAAATAATGGATACCCTCCCCATAAAATAATGGAGGATAATAAGACAATTAATAATACATTTAATAATACAGTTAATAATAAGGATTATTTTAGTCAGTTTTGGGATTTCTATCCTAGAAAAGCAGGAAAGGAATCGGCAAGAAAAGCATGGGAAAAGTTACAACCTAATGAAGAACTAATGGCATTGATTGCTAACAACATACAAGAGCGCATAGATAAAGGTGAATGGCGAAAGGATAATAAATCATACATCCTACACGCGAGTACCTTTTTAAACCAAAAGCGATGGGAAGACGAAGTACTGGAGAAACAACATGAAAAATCTAAATCAACTGATACAGCAGGAAGTAAGTGGCTTAACCTCGAAGCCGACTTCTGAACCAGAGAGAACACCAGAGGAAAAGCAGGCAACTAATTACTTGTTTGGATTGTTATCTGTTGTCTTTGGCGAGAAGAAGATGTCCGTGACTTTCCCTGATGAGATGTTAATCGCGGCTAAGAGAATGAACGCTTCAGCTATTGGGAAGTTCAGTCGTGAAGAGATAGACAAGGGCATAGTGTTTATCAAAGAACAACGTGCTAATGCTAACTCTGACTTTGACTGGCCTAACCTTGATCTTATTATTGGTGCGATCAGGGATGCTAACAGAGTAAGAGCATTACACCGTGAATACGAGCCGCCTGCCGCATTGATTGGGCATGATAAGTCAGTAGCTGAAGAAGCAGGACGAAAGGCTCTTGATGAAATGAAAGCATTGTTTAGCTAGGAGAATGATATGATTCAAGCGTTTACTGATACTGAGGCCGCTGTTGAAGAGGCACATTTTATACAGCATTCATTAAATGAAAATGCATATATAGCACTAGATGCAGGACATAAGTTATACGTGCTAACAGCAAAAGATATGGAGCGTCCTGCTAATTGCAGATTTACCGTTATTGAAACATTTCACTCTAAAGGAAGTATGGACTATGAAGCAAAAAGGTTCTTCAAAGATTATGCCTGACAGAACTAAGAAGGTTAAGTTTGTAGGTGATAAAGATGGCTTTGAGAATGGCAGGATCTACACCCTTGTTGAGCTTTCTAAAATTACAGGTATAAAGACTAATGCCCTTCAAAAAAGAATAGGAACCAGCAATTTTTTTAATGAACATCATGTTAGACCGACATCTCCTTATCAAAATTACGGAGGGGATAGACTGAAAAGAGAAAAGAAACCTAAAGTTGTAAGTAGCGTATTTGAAAGCCACGCTGAATTTATAAGTGCACAATGGTTAAGAAGGAAACTCTAATGGGTGAAGCGTACACAGTAAACACTGAACAGAAGAAAGAATTGTTTAAGAAGTTTGTCGATGAGTTGTTTGAAGACAAGCAGTACATTACTTTTCGGTACACGTTTGGTAAACCACGATCACCAAAACAACAAGCGGCACTGGAAGTCTATTTCAAAGAGGCGGCTAGACGTCTAAACGATGCAGGCATCTACCACCAGATGAACGCTAAGTTTATGAAGGGTGACATCGAGATACCGTGGACACAACAATCATTTAAAACATTTTGGAAGCAGATTCAAAACACCATGTATGACATAGAATCTACTACCGAGATACACTCTGACAAAGTAGCCAAAGTATATGACGCTATCAATCGGGGTTTAGTGGAGCGAACTGGTATACACATACCATTCCCTTCAAAAGACATGACTGAGTAGGAGTTAACATGGAAATTTTATTAGGAATTGCATGGCTTATACTAATCGGAATGTGTGCAAGAGGTTGGTGGCATATGGTTAGTGATGAACAAAAACTTTGGGAAGAAAGAAAGAAGAAGAACAAACGCTAGGGTATACTCCGTGAAGGGTTCTGGAAGGGCGTTTAAAGGGCTTGTAGAGCTTTCTAAGCGCGTTTAGGTAAAAATATGATCTACCCTACAGGGTATGGTAAAATGAGGTTATTTATGGCTGTAACATTACGTTCTAAGTGTTTGACTGCAATCCAAAAGTTAGCAAGGATTTCAGCGGCAGATGAATATGGAATGGTT